AGCCCATCACCCACCGCCACAGCCGACGCCACCACGGCGCGGGCGGTGCGTCTTCGTGGCCTTCGGACTGGTGTGCGAACGGGGCGTCGTCCATCGCCCCAGCCTACCACGCCGGGGGCGGCGCGTCACGGGTGTGTCTCAGTTCGCTTCCTCAGTTCGTCCCGCTCATCGCGGGCGCGGTCCTGCTCGGCACGCATCGACTCGATCTGAGTCTCAACCCGCGTCATAATGCCGCCCATCTTGATGAGTTCGCGGTTGATGTTGTTCGTCGCCGCGATCATCTCGGCAATCAGTTTCGTCTGGTTGTCAGTCGAACGCTGGAACGCCTCGGCCGCCTTGTTCATGCCCGCGTCCAGATCGGCCGGCGTCACCCGGTCGTCTCTCAGCCGAAACTCGGTGTTCTTCTTGATTTCGGGCTTGGCGTCCTCCCACGCCTCTCGGTGCGATTGGTAGTCCAGCAGCAGCGTGCCCGCACCGATGGACACAAACGCGGCGATCGTGCCACAGACGGCCAGCATCCACTTCTGGAAAGCCGTGGGCGTCCACTCGGCCGGCGGCTGAGTGCGTGCTGGTTGTGCTTGCCTGTCCCCCAAGCGTCACCCCTCGATGCAGCTCTCCGCGTTGCGGCAATACTCGGCCATCGCGGACTTCTCGCAGATGGCCTTCGTCTCAGGGTCGAGGTTCTTGCACAGTTGCAGGTCGAAGATGTACAGCGCCCACGACAGATCGAAGCACGACTCCTGGGCCGGCGACAAGCCCTTGGGTCTCGGCTTCGGCGACGGCGTGGGGTTCATCGACGCGGCGACCTTGTCGGCGCAGGCGGCGAGCTTGGCAGCGAGTTCACAGTTTTCACATGACATGGTGGGCTCCTATTTATCGCCGCAACTGCGGCACTGGTGGACTGGGTCGCGGGCGAGGTGCGCCTCGATCGCGGCGTCGGCGGGGTTGACCGGCGGCGGCTCGGACGGGGCATCGCCCGAGCAGTTGAAGCCCCCGTCCGTCCCGTCCATGAAGGTTGGCGACATTTCGACAATCGACAGCGTGACCGACGCGGTGCCCTCGCCCCTCGACAGCAGGTCGCCGTCGCACCGGCTCTCCTCAAGGCCCGTGTGCGACGAGCCATCGTTCGATGCGGTGCGGGCACCCGAGCGGATGACCTCGCTGTCGGACAGTTGAAAGTTCCCGTTGATGCACCCGTCCGGCGTGACCACCGTTTCCGAGCCGCAGAAGTCCACCGCCGCGTCAACATCCGATACGAGGTTGATCAGCACCCCGGCCGACGATCCGCCGATGCCCCGTGTCGCCCTCGCCACCACGTTCGGGCCACCCGTTTCGATCGTGTTCTCGCCCGTGAACGCGGCCCGGTACACGCCATCCGTGCCCTGCGTCGGGGTTCCGATGGACACGTCGTCATACGACGACAGCCCGTACCGGTCGGACACGTCCTGCTGGGTAAACGGATCATTCGAGAGCGCCACACCGATGATGCCGTTACCGCTGTACCCGTACGTGAGCGTCTGCCCCGGCGTGGTCCGGGTGAAGTTGCCCGTGCCCGTCCACGTGAACACCTGCCCCGGCGATTGGTGCTCAACGATCTGCGGCGTGTTCCCGCCCGTGCAGTCCTTCGCCCGGATGATCGAATGACACGCCCCCGTTGCCGGGCACCGAAAACAGCATCGGCGGCGGGTGTCCATTATGCACCACCGCCCGAGCAGATGCCGTCGATCGCCGCGATGCTCTGGATGTACCAGCCGCCCTCAACCTGGGTGAGGATGCACCTCGCGCCCTCCGCGATCGGCACAACGTCGAAGTCCGACCCGTCCTGTGCGGTCAGGTTCTGCGTGTCGATGCCGCTGCTCAGGTACGCGCCCAGATCACCCTCAAGCGGGTTGTAGCACTCGCCGACGATTCCGGCCGGGTCCATCTCACGCCATGACACCGGGTCGTCACCGCCCTCGGCCTGCTCGAACTGATAGACGAACCGGCGCTGCCCGGCCGGGGCGGATGTCCCGATGATGGCTTTGATGGCGTTGACCGCACCGCCGCCGCCCGATCCGCCCCGGAACGGCACGAACTTCTCGCCGACCCACGCGCCGAAGATCAGCCCGTCACCCATGACGTACCCGCTCGCGGGGATCAGGCCCGGCGACCACTCGCCGCCGCCCGGCAACTGCACGGCGATGCGATAGAACCGGTCCTCGCCTTGCGTGACCACCTCCAGAATCCGGGCATAGGTGACTTGGGTCGCCATGGGTTACGCCGGAATCGCGCCGATCTGGGTGGCCTGCCCGCCCCACACGGTCGGCGTGGCGATCGTGTCAACGTCGCGGAACGCGGTACGGGCGAGGCTCGCGGGGCCACGGTTGTACGCTGAGCCTCCGAGGTTCACCGCACGCTCGGCCACGCCCACGGTCGCCTGCAAGCCACTGTTGTGCGTCACCGTTGCCACGGTCGCGCACCGCTTGAAGTAGACCTTGGAGGCCCGCCCGGTCTGCTCGACGCTCATCGTCGGGGATGAGTCCGGGATGTCGAACACGACCACCGCGTCACCGTGGATCTTGTACGTGCCGTCCCGCTTGATCGTCCAGTGACCGCCGAAGATCTCGCACGATGTCATACCGGTAGCGTTGTTCTCGATCACGCCCCGGCCGTCGCCCAGTTTGGCGTTCGTCACAACGGCGTTGGCCCCGATTTCGAGGTACGCGACGCGGGCCACTTCCAGATCGTCGATCGTGCCGCCCTCGATGTACACCGAGCCGCCCGTGCTGTTGGCGATGAAATACTCACACGTGCTGGTGTTGTCGGCGTGCGTGAAGTAGAACCGCCCTCCGCTCGCCCGGTACTCCACCCGCGCGTCGGTGCTGTTGTCCACCTGGCACTGGAGCGGCGTGCCCGCCTTGCCGATGTCGCCGGTCCGCCCCTCGGTGATGACCAGCGCCTCGATGTCGCTCGCCGACTGGTCAAGGTCGTTGAGGATCGCCACCGAGCCGTCCGAGATTTCGAGTTCCGCGCCGGCGGCGAAGCCGGTCGCGTCCTCCCAGTTCGCAGCCGCCACGGAGGTGGCGTTTTCGTTCAGGTTCGTGAATGCCATTGCCGGCCTCCTATGAGAATGTCACCTTGGTGGCGAGAACGGACCCGCCCGCCTGTACCGATCTGTTGTGCTTTTCGATGTCGCGCACGGCCGCCGCGAGGATGCCCGTTGCAACGTCCGCCGGATACCCGGCCGGGAGCGTCACCTCGGCCAGCAGCACCGTGACGTTCCCAACGTCCGGCCACGCGACGGTGGCCCCGTTCGTGATCGTCTGCCCGCTGATCGAACCGTCCGGCCCGATGTACTGTGTCGCGCTCATGTTCCAACCTTGACGGCGTTTCCGTCGCTCGTATCAATCCACAGTTCCCCGGCTGCGGCACCGGCCGCGACCTGGGTGGCCCCGCTCGGCACGCTTGAGAAGTCGAGTTCGCTCGGGTCGGTCACGCTGAACAGGCCCGAGCCGTTCATCACCCACAGCGACCCATCCGCCTGCGCGTCCGATGGGAGCGTGTACGTGCGGTTCGTGCTGATCGACGTGGGCGGCCTCAGCGCGATGTAGTTGCTGCCGTTCGATGAGTTCTCTTTGAACCTCAACTGCGACCGCGTGCCGCCCGAGTCCGGTCCGAGGTTTACGAACGGGCTTTCAAGCGTGGTTGATGTGTCCGCCGAGAACGTCGTGGTGTCGCCGTAGAAGTTGCCCAGCGTGGCCGATCCGGTGTGGATGGCCTCGTATGCCAACTCGCCGTCCACGGCAACCGATAGTGTCTCGTTGCCGCCCGTCGAGTGGAAGAACCCCGAGCCCGTGTTGGTCGTGAAGGTGATGCCGGGCGAGGACACCGACCCGGCCGCAAACTCCACCGGGGACGCGAACGGCCCGCCGCCCGACCCGCCCGACGCCACCCGATCGGTCTGCCCGAGCGAGACGTACCAGCCCGCCCGCTTGCCGCTGTCGGCTGTCGTGTTGGCGATGTGCAGGAACGGCGTGTCGCGGATGTCGATTCCCTCGGAGATGGCCTTGCTCGTCATGTGCGGCGCCACGGCCGTACCGAACGACACCGCGTCGGCGTGCTGGCCGGACAGGGACCGCTTCACCTCAAGCACGCCCGTGGTGCTGCCGTACTTGGGCAGGATCTGCACGGATGCACGGGTGAAGTCGCCGACACCGATCGGGGTGGGGTAGAACCCGCCCTCAAGTTCGATCTCGCCGGCTGCCGCGTCACGCGCCGCGTCCCGGTCGTCGGCGTGCCCCGGCGTGGCGTAGACCCAGACGGTCGCGTACTCGCCCGCGTCGGCTGTGGTGTTGACGATGTGCAGGTAGTCCACTTCCCGCACGTCGATGTCGTCCGAGATGGCCTTCGTCGTCATGTTCGGGGTGACCGCAGCCGAGAACGACACCGCGTCGGATTCCTCCCCGGTGAGCGACTTCTTGATTTCGATGACGCCGGTGGTGCTGCCGTACTCCGGGATGACCTGAACGGCGGCGTATGCGTGCGGTCCGACCGGGACGGCCACGCTGCCGCCGCTGAGTTCGATGCGGTAGGGCTGGAGGAGGTAGGGCATCAGGACACCCCCGGGAACTGCTGCCACGTGTTCTGCGTGTCCACCTGCTCAAACCCGCGCGACTTCACCCCGTACCTGGGCATGGGGAAGTCTGCGGACGGGTCGGGTTCGATGACCGGATCGCAGTACGGCGGCACCGCGTACCGCTGCGATGCCGAGATGTGCCCGACGTTCCGCAGGCCGGGCAGCGCCAGCACGTCCGGCAGTGCGATGCCCGCATATGCGTCACCGTTCCCGTCAACCGGGAAGTAGCCGATGCTGTTGGTGATCGGCCACTGGCCCGTGGACGGACCAACACCCGGATCGTTCGTCCAGTCCTCGGGCTTATTCGCCGTCGTGTTAGCGACCCCGGACTCATACCGCCACTCGTATCGGATCGTGTAGATCCGGCCCTCCGGCCCGTTCCGTGTCCAGCCCACGTCCATGCCCCGGAACAGCAGCGCCGCCCCGCCGATCACGTGAATCGTCCGTGAGAGGTTCACGATGTTCGGGACCGCGCCCACGCTTCCGAACGTGTTGTCCACGCCCAGCGCCGTCGCCGTGCCGGACACGATCAGGGAGATGCGGGCGGTGTCGTGTTCCAGTTCAATCGGGACTTCCTCGAAACTCGCAGCGGCAACGCCGATCGTGTTGTTGGTCGGATTCCCGTCCTGCCCAATCTCAACGGTCTCGGTCGATGCCTTGGACCCCCGAATGCCAGAGAACCGGGCGAGTTCGGTCGCCGGCGACACCTCGAACGTCGTGTCCGCAAGATCGAGTTGCGACACGTCCTGCGATCCGCTGGCGAGTTGGGGCGGCCCGTAGGTGAACGAGAGGATGGAACGCCCCGGACCCTGCGGCGCGATGCCGATCTGGTTGACCACGATCAGCGGGTTCGTCGGGTGCGGGTCGCCGTAGTACGGGAGGTTCTGGCCGGCGAGCGAAGCCTGCGACAGAGCGTTCCCGTCGTATGCGTCGATGGTCGCGGGGAACCGCTCGGTACGGGTGAGCCCGTTCGGGGTGAGCGCCTGCGCGATGGACTGGAACAGCGGGAGGGCGGTCATCGGCGCACGTTCCTCTCCACGCGGGCGAGCTGCCCACCGATCCTGTTGATCGCGTCCTCAAGCCTGCTGAATGTCTGCGACTGCGAGCCGGTGAGCGTGTTGAGCGCGTTGCTCACGGACTGGTTGAGGTCGTTGATGGCTTCGGCGTTGGCCTCTGCGATCGACCGACGCAAGGCAGCCTCGGCTTCGGCCCGCTTCTCTGCGGCCTCGCGTTCTCGCCGATCGCGTTCCTCGTCGAGTTTCTTCTGCTCGTCGGCGGCCTTCTTGGCGGCGGCAATCTCGGCATCTGCGGACGCACGGATGCCCGCGATCTGGATGTGGAACCCCTCCGCGATCAGCCGCTTGCGATCTTCAAGGGCGGCGATGATGCCACCCGCCAGTTCAGAGTCCGGCCTCGCACGCTGTGCCTCGATTTCCTTCTCGATGTCGGCAATCTCTCTTGTCGCCGTGATCCTCGCGGACAACTGCTGCAGCCTCGCCCGCTCCCCCGGACTGTCCTCCTGTGTCGCCTCATTCAGAAGGTTCTGGGCGCGGATGGCCTCGTTGGCAGCCTTGGCCGCTTCCGCCGCGACATCGGCCTGCCTCTTGGCGGCCTCTTCCTCTCGGATCTTGCGGGCTTCCAACTGGTCGGCGGCCAGTTGCCCAAGCCGAGACAGTTCGTCTCGTTGCTTCCTGACGTTCTCTTCGCCGCCCGCGAACGCCTTCTCGAAGAAGCCGAACACGCTGTCGTCCGCCAGCAGTTCGTTCAGTTTGTCCTGCTCCGCCCTGATGGCTTCCAGTCGGGCCGGCGCGTTCTCAAGCGTCCGATCCCCTAGGGCCTCGACGAAACGCTCGGCCTTCTTCGCCCCATCTTCCAGCCCGGACGCCGTTTTCTCGATCAACCCGCCGAGCTTGTAAAAGACGCCCGCTACAACGGCGAAGATGCCGACAACGCCGCCGATGGCACCCTGGAACCTGCGGGCGCCCTCGGTGCTCTTCTCCATCCGCTCGCCGAGTCCGCCGAGCGATCGGTCGCCCGACTTCTTGAGCGTTTCGACCTCTTTTTTGACGGCACCGATCGCGGCCTTGGTCTTTGTCGCACCCTCTGCCCGCAGCTCGATGTAGGCCTGTGCGATCCTGTTAGCGGCCATCGCCCCCCCCGTCCGATAGCCCCGCGTGGTTTTTCTTGGAGATGGCGCGGCGATCGCGTAGAATCAAGGCACCTTGAAAGGGGGAGTCATGATTCGGCTTGCAATGGTCGCTTGCGTTCTTCTCGTTGCCGGGTGCGGAAACCAGTCTCCGCACCCCACACCCGCTCGCGTTGATGTCGGCTTCCGTTACGACGAGATGACAGGGAAGACTTGGACGGAACTCGACTTCCCGCTCGATGCGGACGGGACCGCCCGCGCCCGAACCATCGACTACGCCGAAGGCGAACTGGCCCCTCCGCTTCCGACAAGTGCGAGGGGTGTCTGGTTCACAGTGATCGGCGCGGGCGACCCGGTTGTGATGTATGCAATGGCCGATGGCGAGCGGTTTGAGTTCACACCCGACAGAAACGGCGACTTCGGAATCAAGTCGGATGCCCTCCTCGCCATGGCCACCGGCACCGACGTTCGTGTCAGAGTCGGCATGATCGAAGGACCGCTGCCGCCCGAGTCCAAGCGGGCGATCGCGGAATACCTGGCGTTGTTCGAGTAGCGCCGCCATGCTTAGCCGATCGTCAACGCCCCCGTGCCCCGCAGCGTGCCGGTCACGTCGATCAGGGAACCGATCCCGCAGTTGATGCCGATGCTCGTCCAGAAGGTCGAGCCCGCGAACGTCTTGCCGCTCGCGGCCGTCAGCGTCGTTGCTGTGTTCGCCGCCGGGATGCCCAGTGTGCCCGCTGTGATGAGCGAGTTGTCGCCTGCGAAGGTCAGGTTGCCCGAGCCCTGGAACGAGTAGGTGGCCCGGTTCAGGTCGCCGACCGGGACAGAACCCTGCAACTGGGTCGTGATGATGTTGCCCGCCGCCGTGTCGTCGTCCGTCGTCTCATCACCGAACTTGAACGTGGCCGACGCGCCCGTCCCCCCCGGCGCGGTCAGGTCCGACAGGCTGGTGCTGCTGTCGATGTCCACCTCGAACGTGCCCGACCACGAATACGTGCCGGATGTCCACGTTTTCCACGCGGATGCGCCGAACGCGGTGGTGTCGAACTCAGGGGCCACGATGCTCAGGCTGTACTGCCGACAGCCAACCACGTAGCCGCTGCCGAACGTGACCGAGCCCTCAAGCCCGGCCTTCTGCTGGAACCTCGCGGCGAAGTCCATAGACCACGCCTTGAGCCCCTGCACGTGCGTGGTCGATTCGAGGGACGCCGCGAACTGGGTCGCGTCGTACACGTCGGACGCGAGGTTCAGCGTGCCCGTGTACTGCCCGCTGTTGTCGATCAGGTCGTGTGTGTTGCCGCTGCCGCTTGACGCCAGCAGGCCGGTGACGCCGGTTGTCGCACTCATGCGCTGGCCTCCGAATACCAGGTTTGGAACCGAATCTCATGGGAAACGTGGTCTGGGTCACTCCCCAGACCGCCAGAGTCGAGGTACTGAATCGGCGTCGTCCCGATGCCCGACACGGTCGGGGCCCATCGGTCGATGCCGTAGGTGCTGTTGTCGCCGACGATGCGGGTAACCACCGTGTCGAGGTCGCTTGCGCTGCCATGCGCGTGGCGGATGACGTAGATCACGATGTCGGCCCGCCCGACGTTCTCTCCGAACGTGGTGTCCGTCATGTCGATCGTCTGGGTGATCACGACCACGGGCTTGTCGTCAACGGCCGGCAGGTCCTCGGCCGGCACCATGTCCCGCCACACGCCCTTGGCGTAGGTGGACACCAGATCGCCGGACAGGCGGCTGTAGATCTGCGCGGCCCCGGTTGTGTGGTTGGGCCTCGCCATCACGCAACCCTCGCCGTGATGCTCTGTGCCATCCGCTGGGATGCCACGCGAACGAACGCCCGCTCCATGTTCACCCGCTCACTGGTCAACGTGGGCCGGAGCCACGGGTGCGGCGCGATGCGGCCGGGCTTGGTCTTAGCCATCCGCGCCGCGTGAGGGCTGGACTTCTTGGCGAAGTGCAGGTTGCCGCTCTCGTCTTTCCAGAACGGCTGGCCGCCGGGCGTGGATGCCCCGTATTCGAGATGCCGGCCGTACTTGACGTTGGTCCCGTAGCCCCACACCAGAGGCTGAATGCGGGCGTTCGTGACGCTGCCCTTGAGTCGGTTCGTCCGCACGCCGGGCGGGCTTCCGGGATTTGATCCGAAGTACCGGACCTGCCCGGTCGGCGATGTGTACTTGGTCGCCCCCGCACCCGGCATCGAAGCCGCCGCGCCGTCCGCACCCTCATGCGAGGCCGCTCGCAGCCCCGCGTCCGTCGCCGCGATCAGGTCGCGCAGGAACTCGTCGGAATGGTCAACCACTTTGATCATGGCCGCACCACCAGCGGCACCCGCTGAAGACCGTCCGCGTACTCCGAGCCCGCACCCTGCGCGTGGTACGTCACGCCGCCCGCCGCCACCTTCGCCTTCGCCGGGATCGACAGGGCCGACCCGTCCGCCTTCAGCGCCGGGAAGAACCCCGTGAACGAGGCCGGGGCATCCATCGCCACGCCGCCGCCGTACTTGGTGGACTCCGAACCAGCCGCCGCCTGAATGCTGCACGGCACGTTCTCGGTGTCCGAGTCGGTGTAGACCGGCGCACCGCTGCTGTCTTGCGTCACCGCCGGCACGCTGATCGTGGCGATCTGATCGAAGCCGACCGGGCCGGCGTTGCGTGTGGGTGCGCCGATCGTCAAAGGTCGTCCCCTTCTCCAGCCACGACCACTTCACCACCGCAGCCATACGCCCACTCGCAAGCGGCCGTAACCGCGCGGGTCAGTCGCTCGCGCGGGCACTTCACGCCATCCAGAACCGCCATCGCACCGAGCGCGATGTCCCCGCCCGAACCGTGTGCGACAAAACCACCATGAGCCGGGTAACTTGCGAGGTGGCAATCCATCGACACCACGCGGCCTCGCCAGCCGACGATCAGTGTGTTCCCGCCACGCACCGAGTCATCGGTGGTATCCCAGAGGCCGCACCCCTTGAGAACGCCCCTGATCGCGTCCGGCAGGTCCACATACAGCCACTTATCCTCTTGCCCCTCCCTCACGGGCGGCAGATTCAGGCGGTGCTGAATCGCCACGCCGACCGACGCAAGCCCGGTCGATGCGATCATCGCGTCCCCGACCTTGAAAATCTTGTCTCGGTCCCGGTGCTTGACGCACCCCCACGTCATTTCGCTCTCAGCCGCGAGATACGCCTTGTCTTTGTGGACCAGTCCAACAATGCACGTCACGCCGCACCCCCAGACACCATCGGCGGTGCCCACTCGATCAGCAGTTCACGCACGACCGCCCACTTCTCGGGCTGCGTCCGTGCGACCCGGTTCACCACACCCTTCGCGGACTGTGCCGCGTCGATCGTGTCCCGGCCCGCCTGCTCAAACCACGTGTCAACCAGCGTGAACACGGCCTCCGCCAGATCGTCCGGCGTCGTCGCGTACCCGCCGACATAGATCACCTGGATGTTCTCGACCCCAACGGGCCACACCGAGCCGGTTGCGTGCGTCGTTTCCCAACTCGACAGCCCACCGGCCCGGAACAGACGCGAGGCGCGGGTGTCGCTCGACAGGTAGTACTCGGCCGTGGACAACGCGGTCCCGAACACCGTCGATGATTCCCGGAACTTGACCGACGTGATCGACGCGACCGGCCACTCCCGAAGAAACAGCGTGCCCGACCCGTCCCCGCTGATCGTCTCGGTCCATGTTGCGCTTTCAAAGCCGGTATCGGGATCACGCCCGCAGTACCGGCGGATGTACGCCTCGCACACACCGATCGCCGCCGTGATGCGGGTGTCGTAGCCCGAGCCCGTCAGGCCCCGGCTGGTCTTGTACTCGGATGCGGTGACGAGGGCCACTAGTCATCCCCCACCGGAACGAGCCGGTATGTGGTCCCGTTCCATTTCGCGCGCAGTTCCGGCTCCGCGACGATGGACGCGCGGGGGAGAGCGATGTGCAGGTATGCGCGGGGGATTTCGCTCATTCGTATGCGAACATCCGCGCCGCTTACATCCGGGATCATCTCGCCGGACTCGGTGTCCGTGACCGTCCACTCGGTTGGCTTGTCGCCGGGTATGGAAATGTTCACCCTGTCCACGGCTTACCCCTTCACGCTCTCGGCCGTCTCGCGGACCTTGCGGCGGGTCGCCGTCTTAGGGCCGCC